CTGTGGTGTAAACCTTGTCTTTTGTTTTTTCTAATCCATACACTTCATCTATAAAGTAGATAGTTCCATTGACCGCAACTATAAAATCATTCTCAAAAGATGATGGATAACCTTCAGCCTTAATGTCGTATCCTGACATTCCAAAGGTTTTGCGCAGATTAGGTACAAATTGAGTAACCATAAACTTATCTAGATTCGTTGCTCTTGGCGGTGCTGGTGGTTTGAAAGCATGTTGGATCAGATTCATACCTCGGACTAAGCCTGCAGCAGAAACTAAATATTTGCCATTCTCTGCAATCTTGCCCATAGGAGAACAATCGCTTCTCATGTCATAACCTGTGGTTTGAGTATCTGCAGCAATAATGCAGTAATCCTCGTGCTGAAATGCAATAAGTGTAGTCATTATTCCTCCGTAGCCAGTTCTCCACCAATAGCCATATACGCTGCACCATCTAACCAACCATCTAATTTCTCAGGTGATTGGACTAATCGAGCAACTTTGACTTGATTCATGCACAATGCAACTTGCCAAGGTTCTACGGTAATGCCTAAAACTACACTCCAAAGCTTTGCAATACGATCATGGTTTTCTTGTGGAGTTCCATAATCTGTTTGCCTATCATTATAAATTAAACGAGTTGCTTCTTCTAAGATCTTTTTGCGGTTCATTAGTCTAACCAAACTTGATAACAAGCAGTGACACGACCTCGTTCGGGATCAATGAAGTGGAGTCTTTGAGAAGGAACACCTGAGGCGGCCATAGAGTCTCTTGCGTAGCGGTTATCGGACTCTGTCGAACCGGTCCAATATACAGATCCAAGACCATCTGAAAGTGGTTCTTGTGCATGACGATGGTAATGACCGAGGTATATATCTTGAAATTCCCAGTCGTACGCTCCGGCTTTCCAACGGTTTCCAGCTGCTTGCCATCCGGCCGGAGAAGCGAAACCAGATCTACCAACTTCATCGCCATGCATAAGCAAAGCTCGATAATTGCCAATCTCAATGCGTTGAATATCTTCAACACCATGACGTGGATCCCATGTTAGTCTTTTAGCAGTCGCTTCTTCAGAACATAATAACTGACGCGCAAGCTCATAACACATACGATCAAAATTATCAGACTTCGGTACATCCGCCCTTTTGTTTCCGATTCTGCCATGGTTTCCCCATTCTGCAATAACAGTTACGCGTTCGTAAATCGCTAATGCTTGTCTTACTACATCTACAATCAAACGGCTAACCGTTATGTACTGATCATAAAGACTAAGATCAATTTCCCATAACTGAGCTGGATAGTTAAAAAGACCTTCAACCATATCTCCACCAAAGCAAACTACAACATCATTGACTGGATGGTCTTGTCTTTGTATTTCAGTAATTTTAGTTGCCTTGGTTGTAAAGTCCATGACTCTAGTTCTCATGATTTCTGAGTTATAACTAGGAGTTACTTTTGCGCCTTGCCAGTCAGTGAGATGCCATAAAGCAACTTCCGCTCTCTTACGGCGTTTATCAGGTTTTGGACCTTCAATAGGTTTCATTGGTCCTAAAGCCAAAGTTGCATCTTTACATGCTTGGATTGTGGCTTCTACTAATTCTTCGGTACGTTGCTTTGCTTTAGATAATTCTTTTTGTGTTCGTACAAGTGTCTGACGAAGTTCTGAAACTGATTCGTCTACTTCTAGTTGCAGTTTCTTAGCGTCGTCAGATAGAGTCATGGGGTCCTAAAACACGGGCATTGTTTTTTGCGATGGACTGTAAGTACAGTATTTCCTAATTGAAAACCATGCGATCTAAGAAGATTAACAATTTGTATAATAGTAACTTTAGATTGAATTAAGTTTTCTAAAGCATCAGCATCAGCTGGAAGTATTTCTAGTTTAATCTTGCCAACCGTACAGAGTGGTTTAGTCTGCTCATTCAAAAGATCATTGATTGCTTTTGATAAGTCCCCCGAGCTCATCATTAGTTACTTCCTATACCGAATTCTTTTTCTTTTGGATCAATTGCCTTAACGATTGGAGCAACAATAGATCCAAGTAAAACTGCATACTCAGGACGCATATCTGCTGCAATTGCAAGAATAACGGTAATGCCAGAGGCAAGAACCGCTCTTAGGTAAGATTTAATTGCTGATTTGTGCTTTGCTTTAAGTTTCATAACACTCCTTTATTTCTTTGGACGTGCAATTGCCATAATTGTATCGTATTTTCTGCGTTTTAGATAGAACCCGTCACCATTGGATTGGCTACCAGTTTTATTGTCCGACGTATTACCTTCCCAGACATTTAGGTATTTTAAGGTTGTATTGTGCCATTGGACAATTCCTACATGGTCAGGTTGAGCATCAGTATCAAACTGGAAGAAAACAAGATCTCCTTGTTTTGCTTGACCGATTGGTACCAATTGATTATTTTTTGTTAAATACTTAAGCCATTCATCACATGAAGCATAACCTTTTGGTCTAGCTTTTGGTGCCACTTGACTTATTAAACCGGCTTCATGGTAGATCTTAGATGCGGACATTGCACACCAAGGTTGATTGTTTAATCCAAACCACTTGCCAAATACTGTGTCGTTATTCTTGCCTTCAGTATAACCAATATAACTACTTGCTATTTCTTTTAGGTTTTTCATCTTTGCCCCCTAGAGTTAACATTGTTATTACTAATTCCATTTGAGTTTCTAATCTTGCGACAGAGTCTTTTAGACTAGATCCACCGTTTGGTTTTAATTCATTTAGGAAATGTTTAACTAGCCAACGTATGGCAATTACAAACGAACCTAGTATCGATATGACCGCAAGTATTAAAGCAGCCCAGTCATTCACGGTCATTCTTCTCCTTAAGTTCTGCTTCGAGATCTCCGATTCTCGCAGTCAGCATCGCTTTGTCTAGAGCTAACAGACCAATCTGCTCTCTAAGTGCTGCGATTACGATATTGATGTCGAGCTCTGTCTTGTTATCCATTTGTTCTCCCTTGTTTGAGCCATTTGACGAATATGATTGGCAAATCTGGGTGCAATGGCTGTGCCTCTGCTTTTGCTTCGTCAGGGTCAGTGGCCGAGACTTGCTCTGTGACCAAAATGCCGTCATTATTAAACCCTACTAAGTATTCTCTCATGGCGTTCCCTCAAGTGTAACGACTCTGCCGTGCAGATCTTGAATCAGTGCTAGCATGCCAGGAATGACGAAACGTTCGTTCCAGTTCTCGACCACCCCGTCGTTGCCGCGGTCGGCGGCGATTGGGTAGTGTTCTGCAACTTCTTCAGCGATTAACCCTGGCACTACCATGCCCGCCCTGTTGTCGGTTGGGTCGAGGTAGTCGGATTTGAACTTGAATGCGCGGATTGGAATGCTGAGCAGCTTGCTTGGGTCAAGGTCTGCAACAGTCGAAATATTTGCGATCTCCTCTTTGAAGCGAGCGCTGGAAGCGGTGCTGCGTCTTGTGCGACCGTCAGTGTCCATGCGGGTATTGGCGGCGTTTGCGCTGGTTGATGCGTCTTGGTTGTAAAAAGCGTCCAAGGTATAAACGTTGCCGTTCATGACCACACCCGTGGAACTTACTTCCACATACTTGGCGGCTGCTTGCGCTATAATGACCGAGCTAGAACTCACATAAGCCAGCGGGTAAGTCGTAACGTTTGGATTAAAAGTTGAACCGTAGTGAATAACAACGCCGTCGGTAGCAGCTGGGCCAACGTGACCAACGGTTGTGCTGGACTCTGTAAATGAGATCGAGTTGGTAGAGGCTGAGACTGTGACGCGGCGAGCGCCCGATGAAGTTCTGAGTGTAAACGCGGTTAAAGTACCTGCGGTTAAGCGGTCAACTGTAATTGATCCTGCTGCAATTTCTGCTGCTGTAATTGTATCTGCTGCAATTTCAGCCGCGGTGATTGTGCCACCCGCGATTTGGTCTGCAGTGATTGTGGCAGTGGCGATGTTGCTAGCAACGATTGTGCCAGCGGCTATTTTTGAGCCAGTAATAGTGCCAGCAGCGATTGATACCGCCTCAATGGTGCCGACGGCAAGTTTAGCTCCAGTAATAGTATTAGCTGCAATCGAAACAGCTTCAATAGTGCCTGCAACTAATTTTGCACCAGTAATTGTATTTGCAGCTATTCTATCCGCTGCAAGTGATCCTGTTGAAATATTGCCAGCATTTATATTTGAGACAGTAATCACAGACGCATCAATAGTTCCTGCGGTAAGTTTATTAGCAGATAAAGAAGCAAGAGCTTCATTGCCTAAAGTAAAAGCAGAAAATGCTCCAGCTGTATAACGATAAAACTTGTTATCGTCATCTGTATCAAACCAAAGATCTCCTTCT